CTCACCCAAGATGGTTGGGAATTCTTTTGTAGAATCTGCGGACAATATAAACCTGAAGATGATTTTTATCGTTCTAAGAAGACTAAATGGGGAATTGATACCAAGTGTAAGATACACTACAAAAAGATTAACAGAGAGGAAGAGAGTGATGAATACGACTATATTAAATTCAATCCAATCAGGGAAGAAGACTTTATTGGAGTTCAACGAATATTAGAAGCTCTAAATTATACATTTGGACCCGATGAGTTACCAATACACGAACAATTTATGGAGAGGGTTAAAATAAAGGAGGATGAAAAAAGTTTAAGAAAACTGAAAAAAAAGTTGTCAATGTGATTTTCTCTTTGTATATTTATAGTATCTCAAACGAGTGTTTTTTTGTTTTCTTGTAAAAGGGTTGTTGTCTCTGTCCAACAATCCTTTTCTTTTTTTACCATAGTCCAATTTTTTGAGCATCCAAAAAATTCACGAAAAAAATGTTTTTTTTAAATTCACCAAATTTGTTTTTTTCAAAACCTTTTCGTATATTTTATAAAAAGAGAAATAAATTATGGCACAACAATCAAAAGACAGACAAATTGCATCACAGAGCACCTTGAAATTAGTTCAGGAATGGGCATCAAACAACAATTACAAAATGACTTTAAAAGACATTATGAGTATTTCTGTGGTACTCGTAGATTATGTTGAGAATGGTTACAGCAAAGAATTGGCTGAACGAATGGATAAAGTGGATAAATATATTGAAATCCAATACAAGGGTTAAAATATTTATTGGTTCATATTTTTTTAATTAGGGGGATAAGAAATTATCCCCTTTTAATTTGTATCTTGGGAATCCTTTTTTGATTTGAACCTGTCGTATATTCTTATTAAGTTCAAAGCCAAACCTGTAATTAATAATAGTATTGTCAACTCACCCTGAAATTGCATTAGATAAGATAAAACACCTGCTGCCGTTGTGGCATTTGCTACTGTATCTTTCGTCTCCATATTAAGAATTGTTTGGGTGTCCATACCACACAGGGAAACCAGAATCTTCACAATATAATGCTGTTACCGTATTTGGTGCTCCCCACATTCTATTGTATCTTGGAGAGTTCCAATAATATCCTATACCTGGTAAAGTGATTGGTGAGTTAAATGCTGTTTTTGTTTGTGGTGGTAATTGTCCGTTGTTATATGGACCTGACATAAATTCAGGATACCAAGAGCTTCTAAACAATAGATGTCTTCTCAATAACTGGTCATTAAACTCTGCCTGATTTTTTGCATTTGATTTATACCATTGCAAAGTTTTTAAATCAATTGGAGCTCCTTGCTCTGAACGATTTTGAACCAATCCAATGTTTATAAATTTGAGAAAAAAATTATCAAGCCCAAGATAATATGCAAAAGAAATTAGTGTTGGTTGAATAAAATTATCCAATAATAATTTATAATTTAAATTTGCTGGTAATTCAATATCACCAGTATCTACCAATTCTAATATTTTTTCATATAGATTAGTTCCAAGTGATTCCTGAATTTGAATATTTTGTGCTTGAGAAATGCAAAATCTTAATTCACTCGAATCAACATTTTCGTTAATTGGAGTGTTATCTTTTAATTTCTGTTCGGATATTAATAATACATTATAAATCATTATAGTATTGCTTGTTGAGTTATAGCCAAATTAATTTCTTCATTTGGATACATTAATTGGAAAACATCTTGTAAATGTCTGTTCATAAATACTTGCATCGGTCCAATAGATGTCTTTAAGAATAAATTATAAGCTGTGTTTAATTGGTCAGCACTTGAAGTAAATCCACCAGGATTTGGTAATCCTATTAATGAACCATCAACCACACGATGACCTGATAAAATTTGTTTTTGTACAAGTTCAAAAACCTCAGCATAAAATCCCTGTTTTAAGTTGGATTCAATTTGTGTAATATCAGGTTTTTCACTTGAATCACCATAAGAAACAATTACTCTACCAGCGTTTTCCGCTCCCTGATATCGTTGTTCTATATTCCTTAAAATTGCATTTTGTTCAGCTTCTGAATCTGGTGAAGGTGTATTGAAATGCACCCAAAGACTGGGATTGGCGCCATTAATTAAATTTGATAAATTATAAACGGTAATTTGGTGATTTAATTTAATATCATTAATTACGGATAAATAATCAGGACTACCATAATATTCATATCCTGGTTGATATAAACGAATATGAACAATCTGACGATGAGTTGTATTCATTGGGTCAAATTCAGAGAATTCAATAATACCTGCTTTACGCCAGTTAACCCATTCTCGGCAATAATAATATTTGGTTGCAGGTCTTCCCCACTCATCAGGTTTTCCTACTCTCATATATTTTGAGGGAATTACATAAAACCCTGCTAAACCATCTGCTCTTGAATTTTTGAATACAACCTCAAGGAATAAATTACCAGTTGTAATTAATTCAAAATACATTTGTTTTGAGACATCATTTAATGTCTGTCTTGTATTAATTCTATAATCATTTACATAACCTGCTCCAACACAAGTGTCTACTTTCATTCTAACACAAGCATTATGAATTGGGGAAGCGTCAACTAATCTATAAAGTTCATCAACAAAAAGATTATCTGCACCCCAAAATATAAATGGAGCATTTCTACTAACAACCTCATTAAAGTTTGTTAGCGTATTTTGACTGAATTGTATTTTTTCTATATTAATCATCCTTCGTATATCTTATAAATATTTGTTGTGCCAGAGTAGCTTACAGGTTCAGGAATTGCATAATTAACAATTCCAATTGTTTCATAAACTACATCATAAGCATAATTTGGGTTGAGGTTATTACATATTGAAGAAGATTGTTCCCAAATCTTAACATAATATTCTCCATCTATTAAATGAACATTTGTTTGTCCAGTCATAGTTGCACCTGTCAAAAATTCAGGTTCGTTGTTATCAATTTTAATACTAAAGAAGTCGTAACCTGGCGCATAATTCACATCAGTTGGTAATTGATATGGAACGAAACGCCAAGTTTGTCCTGAAAGTTTATGCTTTAAAGACCATAAATAACACACAGAACCTGTCAATTGTTTGTTTCTTGAACAGGTAGCGGCTGCTAAATTATTACCTTCATTTAATATTATCATTTTAATTAATTTTAAACCGCTTGGAAGTTTAAGTGTTCTAATAATATAAGATTTCCATTATAGATAGTTCCAGTATAATATGAATATCCATTATTAGTTGGATTAGGGAGTGAACCACCTTGACAATAAACCGAACCACCACCAGAAATAGTCATAGCACTTATGGTATTTGTTCCATCATTATACACCCACCAAGATAAAATCTGTCCTTCTCTCCAATTGATAAAGTTGACTGATGAATTACCACTTAATGTCGTTTGAAACTGACTACCTTGACTTAAGTCAAAATCAACAGCACCAGAAACACCACTTGCGGTGACTGTATCCACACTAAGGATTTTTGATACATTTAAACTTGTTGTGTGGGTTGTTGCTGTATATTCACTTGTAATATTTTTACCAATAACAACTGAATCATTATGGTTGTTTGTATTTCCATATCCAATAGAAACACCATAATCATTATTATTGTTAGATGTTCCAATAACGATACCAAAATTGTTTGAACTTTCACCAGCAGCATTTCCTATAGCAACACCAGCCGTAGAATAAGAGTGAGAGTTTTTACCGATTGATACTGCACCATTACCAGCGGTAACAGCGGCAGTTCCAATTGAAATCGCATCTGCACCAAGAACACTTGAATTATAACCTACAGAAACACCATATTGAACTGATTGAGCCTGATGTCCAATAGTAATATAACCCTCTCGGTTTCCATCTCTGTTAGTATTATATGCTCTGTATCCAATAGCAATACTATATTGAGAGGTTGCCTCCGCTCCATCACCAATTGCTATTGCACTTTGAGTACTTGCAGTTGTTCCTAAATTTGTTAAAAAAGATGCCGATTGAATTGAATCAGTTCCAGTACCATTTAACAAACCAGATGTATATCCACTATATTTGTATGTAGTTGTTTCCCCCTGATTATTCATTACGAACCATCTTGGGTCTGCGGAGGTACCAGTCCAAGTAGGTAATTGTGATATTTTTACATTCATTTTATTATTATTTTTTATTTATTTTTAGGGACAATTGTCGGGTAAAAGCCAATAACCAATAACTCTACCATCGTAATCTAACAAAGAACCTATTTCAGCATAACCTGCATCTACCGCATAACCACCAAATAAGTCAGTACTATTTCCATTTGTTGCAGAATCATAGAATACAGTGTTCAAATCATATACAGAGTTATCACCATAAAGTGTTATTAAAGTTCTATTCGTTCCACTATACGCTTCACAATATCCATCTGGTGATGTATAACCAGTCCAACTATAAGGATGACTTGCTGGCGGTGATGGTGTTGGTGAAGGACTTGGAACACAACCACCATTAAATGTTCCTCCAACTATGTATCCGTTATAAATATACAAAGTTGCAGGTTGACTTGATGGTGGTATCATATAGTTCATATAATATCCTGTTGTTGCTAATATTGTTCCTCCACTATTACTATAAATTGGTTGTGCTGTTGTTAAACAAGCCCAACAATTTAAAGGAGAACAACCTCCACAATTTCCTAAATCCTGAGCATATAATTTAGTTGGATTTGCTTCAGTACAAGCCAAGTATCTGCTCTCACCATAGAATACATCAAACGATAATAATGATGGTGCTGGAGTTGAGGTTGGTGTTGGACTTGGAGTTGGAGGAGGAGTGTATCCATCAGGTTCAAGATTATCACTATTCTCATCCAAAATAGGTTCACTATCTTCAGTCATTAAATAGAATGTTTCTGCTAAAGTAGGTGTTGGTGTATTAGTTGGTGTAGATGTGATTGTCGGCGTTGCTGTTTGAGTTACAGTTTGGGTTTGAGTATTTGTAGGTGTAGATGTATATGTTGGAGTAGCAGTATTGGTTGGAGTAACTGTTGGGGTTGCAGTAGCAGTATTGGTTGGAGTTGAGGTTGGTGTTACTTCTAATGTTGCTGTTGGAGTTGGGGTTGGAGTCAAAGTAAGACAAGGAATATTCAAGTAGCAAGTCTGGTCAAAAGCAATAATATAAATTTCATAATCTCCTTCATAATCTGTAGTGGTATATTGATAAGGAATTGTTTGTGTTCCCAAATTAATTACACCACCCGCACAAGGATAAAATGTTATATTGGCAGATTGCCCATTAAAGTTAGCACTTGATATTTCTATTGTTGTTGACATATATTATGCGGTTAATTGAACACTACTACAAGTAATAAATCCAGATACACAAACAAAGTTTAATTCAACAAAACCAGTATTAATCAAAGCGTCAAACGATGAACTTTTCTTTTGTGTAAATCCAGAGGTTGTTAAAGAATTAATAGTATAGTTACCTGTTGTTTGAACCAAGATAGAATATTTACCACCGTTCTTAAGGTTGGTTAGAGTCAAATCCAAAGGATTATCTACCTCAATATAATGGATATTTCCCTGACTTAAATCAACGGTAAGTGTTGAACCTGTTTGTGAGGTTGTATTGGTATATTGTTGTCCGTAAGAATACAGATTTTCAGTATAAGTAGTATAGTTTTCTGATACAGTTCTACTACTTAATCCGAGTAAAACAGCGTTTGTTTTACCTGCAGCAATTGAGTTTTGTGAACTAATTATTGTTGTTCCTGTTGATGCTCCTGATATTGAACAGGTATTGGAGTTAATAATCGCAGAATAATAGTTAGGGTCACCCAATCCATCAATGTTACCCAAGATGGTATTGTAATAACCACCCAAAATAAGAGGATATGCGTTTTGACCTGAACTTGAACCTGCACCTTCACTTCTATTTCCACCAATATAGTTTTGTAATCCACCAATTATTCCACCATAATTGTATCTTCCAG